CCCCACCCGCCTTCGCCCCGATCACCACGGCCCCAGCCGTTGATGTTAGCCATGTACTACCCGCTATGCGATACGGATAATAGCGTTAGACGCATCCGCTGTAGGGAACTGGATAGTGAAATCGCCTGAGCTAGATGTCTTATCAGCGCCAAAGTCCAGCGCACAAACAGCAGGGTCACCTGACGCGCTGTCATTAAAGATAAGAGCGCCCCTTGCGGTGATGCTGCTTGAACTAAACGTAAGATCTGCAAAGTCAGTCAACGCAGTCGTGCCGGATGAAGATGGATCTACGCGAGTAAGAGCACTACCTTTAGCCGTATAGCCAGTGCCTGATACTTCGTTAGAAGTCGTGTATGCGGTGGTGGCTGCGCCTAGCGTTGCACTGCTTGTGTACAACGCCAAGTTGAACGTGCTTCCGCCCGAGTTTAGAAAATTGTGTTTTGCTTCCAAAAGCTCTTTCTTGAAAGACGTACACATTGCTGTCGTAATAGCCATTATAGACTCCTTATGATGTTCGCCATATCAGAATGGCCTTGGTTTTCAAATTCAGCGGCAAGAGTGACTCTGTCACTACGAATCGCTTCTTTGATGTAAAACAAGACCGTTGCTCTAACGGCCCTCTTGAATTCGTTTGCTTGTTCTGCAATTACAGGGTGACAGTTTCCACCTACACTCACAATCCTATCCGCTGCTGACTCAGCCCAAAAGTCTGGATCATGCCCTTTGTGATCTGTCGTAGATACAAGGACGTTGCCTACGCCCATTTCTGACGGTGTCATTAACAATTAACTACATCCTCTCTGAACGAACCATTCCGGCTCTGTAATTATCCGTTGTGCTGTAGCCCTCACCTAAAGACTTGAGATCAGCCAATGCTGTCTCATATCTTGTAGCATAAAGCTGCATCATATCCTGCTCTATTTTCATGAACGTTCCCGCTTCAATCAAGCTGCCATACAGCAGCGCCTCTTCAGCGTTAGACCCTAACCAACTAGTGCCGTCTGACGCCTCTGTAATTGATTGAGGCGCATAGAAATAATGAAGCTCTACCGTAATGTTGTCATTGGGTGTTGGGCCTAGTATGAACGTCGTATCATCAAACAGTGCGTAATACTTTGGCGTTCCCGTAGTGCTTGCCACCGGATACGCCTGACGGATGAAGTTTACGTCTTTGATTATCAGATAGTCGTAACCAGACGTGGGCGTGATAGCCAAAGAGTATGGAGATAAAAAGTCTGAAGGGGTCTCCAGATATTGATTGCCCGACGTGGTTACGCCCTCAACGGACTTCCTGAAGTTAGGCAACTGAACGGACTTGAGTATGCGCTCTTCGGCTTGCCGAATAATTAGCGGCAGATTCGACACCAGAGTCGCCTCAGTGGTCTCTAAGTAATCCTGAATAGCCGTCTTGAGTGTAGTGAATGTAAGTGCCATTAGCTTGTTGTCACCGTTACTCGGCCTACACTACTCGTCATTCCTAGCCCCACCTGACCTACTGGATCAAACGACGATAGGATTCTGCTCTCATCCAAAGACCTGTCGGGCCGTGGGTTTATGAGAGGCTTGGGATCGTCAAGCAACAGCTTGCCAACCTGTAGTTGAGGTTGATCTGGATCGACAACGTCCTTGCCAATCAGGAACCCTGTAGGTCTTTGATTAAAAATTTCAGGCACAAGATCTCTAAGCGGATACCTGAACCCAGTTCGATCACAATAACCGTAAGCGTACTTGCCTCTTGCCTTACTCAAAAGGTATACCCTCCCGGCGAAACAAACAGAGATGCCTTGTTGCGATCAGATTCAGAAGCAAGCTTCCACTGCTCCTCGTAATCCATCTTCAACGCTTGCGCTCTGGCACCAGCTTGGGGGTACTTCATGCTTAACTGATACGCCAAACCGCTGACTAAGCAGGGCAGGAACCTAGCTGGAACGTCTATATTGTTCGATGCAGGACTTCCCGCATCCTCAATACGCTCCATGTAGTAATACCCAAACGAGTAGGTTTCTTGCGCGTCAGGCGTAGGCCAAAGATTGATCGTGATGTTGTCTGCGTTCCGATCAACAAAATACTGAAGCGGCTTGCTTTGCGACAGCTTGTTGGGGAGGTTCGAGTACTGACTCACTGAGATGCGAGTCATAGACTGATCAAACTGCGAGTTGGTATCGCCTGCATCTGTACGGATGAAGGCTTCGATGATGTCCAAGACCTTGCCGTCCAGCGTGTAGGTGTTAGTCCCAGCAGTGAGTGCTTGCGTCCCAAACTCAACAGTCCAGAGGTTCAACCCCCTGTTCTGCCATTCAAGCATCATTAAGTTCAGGCTGCGCCTAGCTGTCTTGTAGTCATAGCCACTACGAAGCTCTAAACCTGCGCGTTCAAACGCCTCTTCCATAGAATCAGCTAGGTCAAGATTGAATGTAAATGTGCCACTAGTAGCCACCACTACCTCCGATTCTTCTTAACCCTGCGCTTCTTGGCCTTAGGCTTGTTAATTTGTTGTTTCTGTTGCGCTCGGCTTATTGGCATTAGCTTTTGCCAAACTTCTGCTTCTGCGACTTAGGGGGGCTTTTCTTGCTGCCACCCTTACCAGACCAAAACATCTTGTTTGCCCAGTACGCGGCTGATGTCTTGCCCTTCTTAATGTTCTTGGCGTGACGGGCCTTGAAGCTTTTGCGAGCCTCTGCTGAATAATTGTGACCCATCTTCTGGTCACCGAAGCGGATTATCTTTACCTTCCCCGCATCGCGCACAGCAACGACCCCTTTCTTTGAGGGATGGCTGGGCGTTCTTTTAGGTTTGTTCAGCCCTTGCAGACCGGCCTTCTTTAGCCTGTTCTTCTCCGCATCCGTCAAGCTCATTTGCGATGCCTCGCTGTTTTCTTGGCAATCTTCTTTGGCTGACTGGAGTGCTGCTTTCCTTTCTTGGTGTCCGCTCGCTTCTTTCGACTTGTAGCAGCGTACTCCGCATCTGATAGAGACGCTCTAGCCTTCTTCGGGAGATACCTTTCACCTGTCGCTTTCTTTCCTTGTGTCGATGGCTTGCCGGACTTGGTTCCCCATTCCTGCTTAGTCCACTTCTTCAAAGACTTCTGTGACTTCTTGAGAGCCATTAGTCCTTGTATCCTCCGCCAGCTTCCTTGTAACGTTTAGCCAGCATCTGCGCTTTACGCGCAGACCACTGTCCCGGCTTACCGCCTTTACCGCTTGCCTTGATAGAGTTAAACAGTCTTTTGCGTAAGGCTGGCTTCGTATAGTTGCCAGCCTCATTTACGCGAGACTTCTTTTTCTCTGTCACTAGAAGTGCTTCCTTACCTGCATAACGATAACGTACACATTACCCGAACTTGCGCTAACAGTAGAGAACTGAATATCTCCAGTTACACCGCTACCAGCGTTATTCGGAATGCCCGTAAAGCCAGTAAAGTCAAACGTTCTAGCGTCATCAGCCTTCAACTGCCACGCCAAAACGTCGCTTGAGGCGTCAAACAAGATCTTAACGCCCATCCCTACGGTGGTGTACTGGATCTTCTCAATCGATACCTTGGTGCAAGCCGCGCCCGTTACCGGATCAACAGCCAATGCAGAAACATCGATCTTTGTTACCGCCGACTCACCCGTGCCATCGCTGACATTAGTGAATCGGAATATCGCAGTACTACCATTATCTTGAATGGTTTGCGTTGTTACTGCATCAGCCATGACTATCTCCTATTAGGAATCGGCAAACGCAGGAGCATCAGCACCTTGCTGGTAACCCCAGACATACCAACTATCACCATCCTTGGCGACAAAGTTGATTTCAAAAATGCCAAAGTCAGTCAGCGTAAGCTTGCGATTTGAGTTTCCGTCTGAGTAAACAGACACGCTGTCTGCATCAGAGTCGATGTGAACGATACCGCCTTGAATGAAGTTAGACGTAGATCCGGTATCAAAGATAACGTTCTCAGTCTCTTCAGCAGCGCCGCCGTAAATAAACTTGAAGTTAATACCCGCCGCTGGTGCAGGCAACGTCAAGGTTCGATCCGCTGTTACCGCAGGAACAACGACTGTTCGACTGCCGTGTTCTGCTGCCGTGATAGTGGTGTCCGCATCGGTAAGTAGAACCGGCGTAACGATAAGTCCAGAGCCATCAAGCTGGAACGAGGTGCTTACCTCTCCAGAAGTTGAGTTCTTTGAAACAACCTTGAATCCGTTTTCGGAGCGTACCGCTCCAGTGAAAGTCGTATTACCCATTGTAGTCTCCTGTCTGGGTTAGTCCTTGTGTTCCACGTGGAACATTCGGTCAGGAAAAAGGGCGGCCCCCGAAGGGGCCACCAAACTCTTCCTAGCTATTAGCTAGATCCGGGTGATCCATAGATACCCAGAGGATCAGAAACGCCGAAGCTGTAACGTTCACGCGCCTTGTAGCGCACGTTGCCAGTATCGAAGTCACCATCCATTGAAGTTTCAAGCGCAGTACGCTCGAAGTGCTTCATGCCATTTGGCACATCGGTGATCAAGAAGAAAGCGTTGCTGTCAGTCAGGTAATGATTGACTGCGTAGCCTTCTGGGATCGCACCCATGTTGCGGATGGCATTGATGTCGTTGTCGCTGGTCGCAACACGCTGAGTCGTTTCAAGCAGACGATCTGCCGTAAACATCAAAGCGGGTGGTACGATCAAACGGCGAGGACGCGCTGCAATAAGAAGACCACGCTCATCGGTGAACGCAGCAATCTCAATGATCGCATTTTCCAGTGACGTTTCGTTCAAGTCAGCACCAGTGGACGGACGGTTGGAGTTAGTTCCACCGTTGACCAAAGGATGTGAAGCATTGAACAGAGTTACACCGTCTCCAGATTGGAAGCTGGTGAAACCATTGTTCAACAAGTTTGCCGCCTTCACCTGCTTGGTGTACGCCATAGCGCGGGAAAGCGCCTTGGTATAACGAGCAGAAAGTGAATCGTACAAATTGTCTTCCATCGCTTCCTCGGTGATCGCAAAGCCCATCGAAATGGTCTCGTGATTGTACCGAGCGGTGTAAGACTCTTGAGCGGAGTCGTAGCTGGTAGCCGCGCCTTCTGCTTTCACAGGGGCAGCAGCGAAGCCAGACAACTTCACTTCTTCTTCAAAAGAACGATCAGAGCTTTCAGTCTCATAAATGAGAGTGTGCTCGTCTTCGTATTTCTCATACTCCAAACCAAAAAGAGCATTAAGCCCCGGCAGGAGTTCTTTAAGCATTTGCGCTCTAGAGATAGCCATTGCCTAAACCTCCTATACGCCAGTGGTGTTAGAGTACAGATGTCCATCGTTAAACTTAACGATAACATCCGTGAAACTATCACCAACTGCACTGGTTGGCCCATCTATAAAATCAATGATTCGTAGTGGGAGTGTATTAGTTGTTGCGGCAGTGCTTGCGTCAACAGCGTTCTTGCTTCGACCAATTGAGGTAGAACCAGCGGTCTGAATGATCGCTGCGTTGTTACCTAGAGTGGTCTGAGCGAGAGACGCATCGCCTTGCATACGCATCAACACGTTAGGGTCATCAACCACATAAGCCACAATGTCACTTGCAGAAGTGGACGCTGGGTACTGTTGGTTGAAAGTCTTTTGGTTTGTGTTGGGATCGGTGTACGCGCAACCAACAAAAACTCCTACAGGAGTCAAAGTTGCAGTACCCGTGTCCTTTTCAATGACACCATCAGACACTAATTTTACGAAATCACCGTAAAAAATAGCGGTGCTATAACCACTTGCAATCTTGATATGACGAATCTTCCCGGTAAACGAGCCGCTCGCACTCAAGGTATCAACTGGTTCCGCACCTGTTGGGGCAGCAGAAGTAGCCATAATTGGCCTCCTAGTTAATAATAACTAACCCCTGCTAAGGGTTAGCCTTTTCCAAAGGTAGTCCTAGTGCTTCGCTCTGGATTGAGCATCGGCATTCTAGGATCGTTTTCTCTCAGATAGTTATTGTCAACCGAAGCCATCTGATTTTCAGCAGCCTGTTGGAAATGTCGTGTTCTAGCTTCCATCTTTTCAGCGGGAGCCTTGCACAACAACAAGCCGCCAACCTCAATGTTCCCTTGAAATCGAGAGCCTACATCAGACTCAAGCATCAGTTCTGGGTGGTCTTGCGCCCTTACAGGCTCCCATCCTTCTCTGAACATCTTAGAAACGTGAGTGTTGTCAGACTGACCTAGCAGTGAAGTCTTAACCCACCGGAACACATAGCCGTCTTGCGGCTTTGGATCTGGCAAGATGGAAGCTGGCTTCCATGAATCACTTGGTCGTTCAATACTTTCACGAGATTTACTTTCTCTTGGGGTGCGCTCTTCAGACATTACGAGGTCTCCTTAGCGAGTTGCCTCGCGTACTGTTCCGGGGTTAAACCCAGTCTCTTAGCGAGAGAGATTTGGGTAGCCGTCAACCGCAATTTGCGCGGTTTGGCACCATTACTCCTTGCGGAGGGTGCCACCACCGACGAGGGCTGACCGGCAGTCGCGGGTGCGTCACGGCTATATGATTCGCCTTTATCCTGCCAGTCGTATTCTGGAAACGCGCTTCTTAGGCGCGAATCAATCTG